TGTCTACCTGAAGGCGTAGGTTCATTTCCAGATCCACCGCCACCACCCTGGGGTGCAGCTCCATTTGGTTTAGCACCACCACCACCTGCAAAAAATCTTGTTCCAGGTGCAGCTCCAGGGGTAAATGGAGTTCCATAACTGGGTGCTGTTGGTCCTACAAAGACGTCTGAAAGTCTTACTCCACGTCCTCCTGGTCCTGCTTGAGCACCTGGTGCAGCGTTTGTTCCTGCTCCTTCTGCTCCACCGCCTCCTCCACCTAAATTAAAACCTCCAGGTGAACCCGGACCACAACTATTACCAAAACCTCCGCCACCAGCAGTTCCTTGTGCTGGACTAACAGGAGGTGAATTTCCACCACCACCTGAAATATTTCCGTCATAACCAGTTCCACCACCACCAGATCCGCCTGCTGCTGATCCTATGGTATCCCAAGTTCCACCTCTTCCACCACCTGATGCAGTTAAACCTAAAGCCGTACTATTACTTCCTGAAGAACAACCAACTGCTGGGGATGGGTACGGTTGACCTGTACCACCTGCTCCTACTGCAATTGGATAAGTTGTTGCTGAAACTGTTATTCCTGCAGGAGCTACAATGGGAGATTTTAAAGGGGAAGTTTCAAAAACTCTTGCTCCTCCTGCTCCACCTCCGCCACCAATTCTTGTTCCAGCAGAAGCTCCACCAGCGACTACTAAATATTCAACAACATTATCTGCTGAGCAAACTGCTGCAGTACAAACTACAAAACTTCCAGGGCCTGTAAAAATATGAGTTTTAAAATTACCTGAAGTTGCTATTGTTCCACCTGTTGCTGTGATAAAAGGATTAACACCTCCTCCAGCACCAAATCCTAAGACCTGATAACCAAAAGATTTACCTTTTCTGGTTTGTATATTTTTTGTGTTCTTACTTGATGTAAGTTTATTTTTTAAATCTCTCATATTCTAATTCCTTATGCGTCGTTAGCTGCATCAGTAGTGAAGAATATTTTAATACCTAAAAGTCTTGCTACCCCGGTATACGTATCCGCACCTGCGTTTGCATCTCTAAATATTTGAAAGTATGTTTGTTGATCTACTGCAGGAGAACCAGCAATTGTAACTGCTGAACTTTCTGCTGAAACTTGTTGATCTTCTACTGTTCCTATACCAGCATCTGTAATATTTACTGCTGTTCCAAAAGCAACGTCAATAGTATCGCCATCACCAACTGCTACACCTTGTAATCCAAAAATACAGTTTCCTGTATTTGTAGTGCTTGGTGTCCAAAAACATTGGTAAGTAATTGTTCCTTCATTCCATGATTTAGGAAATGCTACAGAAAATTGTGCATGATCATCTGCACTGTCTGCAAAATCCATAACTTTCATGTCTGGTCTTAAAGCTGTTGTTTCAACTTGCTGTGCGTCTGCACCATTAGTTGTTGATGCATACATAGCTGAAGCAGGAACCCACATACTGTCTTTTCCTGCAATTTTAACTGCAGCCGTTGCACTTTTAAGTACACCTGTTCCTTTAGGATTTAAATTTATATCAACATTAGTTTCACCTGTTGCTGAAAGAATAGGACCATTACCTGTTGAAGCATTAGCTAGTGTTAATTCATTAACTGCAGAACCTGTAGCTGTTAAAAGTAATAATTCGTTTCCGCTAGTATCTAAAATGGAAGTTCCAATTTTAGGTGCTGTTAAAGTTTTGTTTGTTAAAGTCTGTGTTCCTGTAAGAGTTACATCACCACTTCCAAATCCTGCATCATAGACACCAGTGTTTGTTGCAACACCATCTAAATAAATTACTTTAGTTGTTTTATCAGTTGCTGAAAAAGTAACTGTTGCACCTGAACCAGATACAGCTTTTAATTGTACTGTGTATGCACCTGACGTGCTGTTTTTAATAAAATAAAAATTTTCTGTAAGTAATGGAAAAGTAACAATTCTTGCTCCAGATATTGATCCTGTAAGTTCTATAACTCTTTGTTGAGCAGTACCAGTTAAAGCACCGTCTGCTATTTTTAAAGCAGTTGGTGTACCTGAATCAGTCACAGCTTGAGAATTATATCCACCTGTTAATTGTTCAATAAGACTTAAATTAGCGTTAGTTTTTGTTCCCCATTGACCAGCGTTTTCGCCGGTTGCCATTAATTCTAGACCGAGATCCGTATAAGTTGATGCCATAATTTTGTTCTCCTATTAAGCTGCGTGGTTAACGTCTGTATACGATGTATTACCTGTGATGTCAACATCTTGATATCCAATTGTTCCGAAACCTACAGTATTTATACTAGCAGTAATCGATTGTCCTGTCAATCCTACAGTCATGTTTGTTGGGCTTATTGCACCTTCATCTGCTGCAAAAGTTACACCTGTTAATCCAACTACATCGGCAGGAGATATAGAACCTACTTCCGCACTCATTGTTACACCAGCTAAAGTAAATGCAGTAGTGTCACCGGTATTTACTCCACCGGAATTAACTTCACTTTTAATAACTAGTCCTGTTAATCCTTGTACGTCTGCAGGAGAAATAGAACCTACTGCAGATCCTACTGTTAAACTTGCTAAACCTTGTGTGAAGTCTGCACCATTACCTACGTTTAAACTACCAATACCTGCACCAATTGTTCCAGGTGCAGAAATAGTAAATACCATATCAATTCTACTAATTGTAAGATCTCCTACATCAGCAGATAAAGTTTGACCTGTTGGTACAACTATACTTGCTGGATTAAATGCAAATGGATCACCCCATTCTCCATTACCAAATGAATTTATTCCCCAACCATCTGGTCCAAGATGAGCAGACATTGATAAACTTTCAAGTGCAACAGTTGTAGTATTTTCGCCCCAGTTATTTTCGCCCCATGCGTCAGCACCCCATCCTTCTTGAGAGCCAGCTACTACTGTACCTAATGCTGCAGCTATATTAAAACCATTTATAGGAATTGTAAGTCCAGAATCACCAAAATTTTCTACACCCCAACCATCTGAACCCCATCCTTCTTCGGAGCCAGCTATTACTGTACCTAAAGATGTTGTAGTAGATAGACCAGTAAGAGGTACAGGAACACCATCCTGACTTCCCCAAGTGTTTAATCCCCACGTAAGCATTCCCCATGTATCAGAGTCCACAGTATTTGCTGATCCACCCATTCCTGAGTGATACTGACAATAATAATAAAGTTGTGGTGCGGAAGCTGCTACTACAATTTGTGTATAGGCCCCAGCATCTCCAGGAGTTCCGTTGTATGTTACGCCAGTTGTATATTCAGAACCACCATTATGTGTACCATTACTTGTTGTAGAAAATTTAAATGGGTGACCACCGTTAGTGTTATCGGATTGATCAAATTTATAAGTATAACCTTCTGCAAGATTTACAGTTTCTTGTAAAACTCCATCTATATAATATCTGTTACCAGCACCCGGGTTACCTACCGTTACTGTAAAAGTTCTGATTAAAGACATAAGGATTTACTCCCTATGCTGTTAGTCTCAGAATAGCTGATGATGAATCGTTAGTTGGAAATTGAATTGTAAAAGTTCCTGAAGAAACAGTTTTGTCTCCACCGAAAGCTACAACACATACAGCGTTTGTAGTACCTGAACCACCGTTAGCTTGTGTATTATAAATTAAACAACCGTTCGCTGTAAAAGATGCTGATGTAAAAGACACATCAGTAAAATCTGTGAATGCAGTAGTAGAAGTTAAACCTACACCAGTGTTTACAAGAGTGGCTCCTGCAGTAGTATAACCATCTCCGTTAGCTACTTCAGTATTTGATCCACCGCCTGGGTTAGTTGAATAAACTGTAGTGGTTGCATTTAAAGTTGCGCCACTTGTATATAAAGCAAGTTTAAAAGTATCTCCACCTGATCCGTTAGCATCAAAATCGTGGTACCCTTGTAATAATTCTTTTTTAAAACTTGAACAAACTGCTGAGGCTATCGTCATAATATTTATCTCCTAATTTTTTTATGGTGAAGGTGACTTGACTTGTATTCTAACAGTTCCGTCAGTGTAGTCATCTCGTCTTCTTCTCCCAATTTGCATTCCAGCAAACTGTTGTATGCCTGTTTTATATTTATTTTCATACAATGTCAACATATCCATTGGACCTTTTAAAAATCCATATGCTTCTACTAAACAAGCATATAATAAGATTTGTGGCATATAGTTACTAAGGTAAGTATGAGAATTACCCCCACTACCTGTACCAAGTCCTACTGGCATTTTGTTGTAATATATTCTATATCTGTAATTAACATCAGGTGTAGGGGCTAAATATAAACCTCCAGATGTTGTGTCTGTAAGACCTATAGCACCACCAAACATTGCGTAATACTTAGGTAATCCAGTAACATCTTGTCCAGTTAAATCACCTTGTGGTCCTGTTAATCTTCCTACATATTCTGTTAAATATGTTTGATCTTTTTTCTCTAACCAAGTTCCTTCTTCAGAAGTATTAGCAGTATTAAATACTTCTACACCCCTTATAAATAAAGCTCCTGCTGGTGAATTAATTGTATTATCATCTGCAACTAAAGTACCTTCTTGAACTTTTCTGTCTGAGTCCATAGGTAATTCAGTATTAATTCTATGCTCTGCAGCCATAATAAATTCATCAATAATAGTTTGAGTAAGTACAACAGCTGTAATAGCAGGATCATTATCTACTTCTGTAAAAGCCCTAATTGCTGTTGTTAATGTTGAATATGAATAACTTGTTGCCATAATTAAGCTCTATCATTAA